TCCAAGGCCGCTCTCTGCCGTCTCTCGTTCGCGTCGTACATGGCGTTGATGTAATCTGCCTGAGAGGTCGCGGAGGGCAGCGTCGCCGCTGTGTAGGTGTTCCTGCGAGCCGGTGTCGTCCGATACCCGACGCCTGTGCTGGTGGTCGGGCCTTTGCCGTCTGGGTATTCGCCAATTTCTTCATCCACCACAGGGCCTGCAGGTTTTGTCCCCGTCGTCCCTGTATTCGGCGTGGTATAGGGGCTCCACCCCGCAAAAGCGTCCTTGCCTGTATTCGGCGTGGACCAAGGGCTCACTACAGGAAGACCCGTCTGGCCCGTATTCGGCGTAGTCCAAGGGCTTTTCACATCTTCATTCGCCATATCGCCATTCCTCCTTTCCAGTCAGCCATCCGATCAGATCATACTTCTCATCAAGCCAGATATTATTTCCGATAACATGATCATATCCTTCGATACGATACGCCTCCGCGTCCGCCAGCTTATCGACCAGACCCTCCCAGTCATTCGCTGCGGACTTTTCCTTCGCGCCGCATAGCATGAGGGCCTTCGTCGTCACCTTTTCGGGCTCCCGTGCCCACGCTTTGGGCCAGTTGCTGATAAGGCACACACGGCTGAACAGCATCGGCACCTTCGCCGCGAGAGCGGATGCCGCATCCGAGCCAAGCGACCAGCCACACAGACTGACGTTGCCCGGCTCCAGCTCGACTTCCTTCTTGACGAGCCACGTCAGATTCACCAGTTCCTCCGGCTGCAACGTACTGTAGTTGTGCCTATACGCAGCCGCCGGCATCAGCACAGCGCAGTCAGGAGCGAGGATGCCCTGATCCAGATACTTGCCAAGCGAGTTGGTCAACGGAAGCTGTGATTCTTTTCCACCGCCGGTCAGCCATATCACAAGAGGCAGAGGACCAGCAGGGGCTTCCGGGGCGTAGAGATACGCCCCTTTGATATTAGGAGTTTTATATTCGATGAATTTCATCGATCGCACCTCTTTCAAGCATTTGGATCTACCGTGCCAATGTAACTGTAACTGGCACTTCTATCTGGTGAAGAGCTTGAGCCGGCTATCCACACGGCGATGTAATATTTGCCGCTAAGCGATGACACGTCGAGACTTCCACTCCCAAGTGGTGTGGCCTTCGTGGCCACCTTTTCAGTCTGTACGTCTGTTCCGCTAAGAACAGAAAGTGAGGGAGACCCGCTCGAGGTCGTACAAACATAATAGATCGCCTCGACGTCGGTCAGATCCACCTTGTTTGCCGTTCCCAAAATACCGGCCTGGTTGCCGTTGGCTGTGTTTATGTTCAGGGTGTTAGTTATGCTGACCGCGCCCTTATTTGGTCGGGCTGAGTTCGTGAAAATGTCAGTTGTCCAGCCACCTGTTATGCCCACAAACTCGTCGCCGTCGTCGAAGTAGACAGGAGCGTCCGCCGCAAACTGGACCCAGACGCCGTTCTGGTAGACGTACGCATCACAACCCAGCCATGAACTTCCGTCCCACTGTTTGCAGACCGCCGGAAAGAGCGTCACGATCCCATCTTCGTCTATTGCCACCGACACCCCGCCGCCGTCTGTGTTGATCCAGACTGTACCTGTGCTTTTAGTCTGTGGCTCTGTGCTGATAATTACAAAGTTCGGAATATCCATCGCCGTGATGACAGCGATGGTATTTTCCTTTTCGGTTTCCGGCAGCGTCTCATATGCTTTGACAGATAACGTAAGACCGCCACCGCCACCGCCAGACATGTTGAATATCATCTCATCACCCCACGATCAGGATATTGGCCGTCACGGCTGCTTCCGGCACATCTTCACACCGAAACTTCACCGTGCCCTCCGCCTGTTCTGTTGCCCGGATCTGGCTCTCGCCCCAAAGGATGATCGATGCCGGGGCCGGTGTCACGACGATATGATTCGTCGCTTTCACTCCAGCCACGGAAACGGTCTGGGCATTATCGGCCCACCCGGCCACGGGCAGGGCCACGGCTACGGCGGACAGCACCAGTTTGGACTTCACATCCTCCGCCATCATGGAGTAGGTCACGTCCCCGGCCAGAAGCGGAGCCTGATAGTCCGTCCCCGCCACGGCAGAAGAGATGCCGCCCAGCCCGTCGCCCTTGAGGATGCCCGGCACCATAGGCTTCTCCGCCACGCTGGGCAGGAGGGTGTTGTTTATATAGGTCTGTATGGCTTTGCCGCCTGCGTCGAAACGGTCTTTGAACTGCTGCTCGGTCAGACTGCCATCCAGCACAGGCTCGGTGGACAGTTTGCCGATGATGGACATATCGTCCGAAAATGGAGTGATAGCCATATGTTACCTCCTCATTTTGCGTACCCGGTCTGACGAGCGCGGATGTCCGCCGCCAAGATGGTAGCTACCGTATCCGGCATCGCCGTCTGGAATATCAGCTTGTAGTACGCATATTTTTTCGCCTTGATACGCAGCTTCTTGATCTGCGGCTGTGTGTTCCCGCCGAAGGAGAACGTCTGGAAGTTCCACGCCGCAAACCCGCCACCGCCACGCTGGATGGTCTTGATGGCGAAGTCGCTCTTCCTGTCCGTCCTGACCGTGATCTCCACATAGGAGTTGGTCTCCGGCTTGGTGGACACCCAGATAGCCGACGTATACTTCCGCATGTAATCGGCCTTGAAGTCCATGGAGCCGCTCTCCCAGTACGCCTTGATGGCCTCGCCACAGTCCGTGCGATACAGGTCCGAAACGTGCAGCACCCGGCCATCGGACGTGCCGATATACAGCTCGCCCCGGAAATTCATCAAAGCCACCGCATCGAAGTTGCTGTAGTAGTACCAAGCGTCCGCCGCATAGTTGTGGACGAGCGCCTGTTTGTCGTAGCAGATGTAATACTCCTGATGGTCGTTATCGTCCCAGCATTTGCACTGCTCCGGGTCGAACAGCTTCAGCGTCGCCTGTATCCGATCCGAGATACGCTTTGCCTGCCGCTCGTCCGCCGTGAAGTAGGTCGAGGCATTTCTCCACTCGAAGCAGTCCTCGCCATGGAGCGTCCGGGGATAGTTCGCCACCAGCATCACCTGTCCCGGAGCCACGTTGCCGATAGCCCGGTTCACTGGAGTGATATAGAACCCCGCCGTCATCGACCCGTCCGCAAGGGAGAGCGAGCCGTAAGAGATGGAGTAGGTGGAGTTGGTCTTATATGCGATCAGTCGAGAGCCGTGTCGTATCATCGCTGTGATGGGCGTATTGCTCTCGCCGATAGCCGCCTGATTGATATCCGGGAAATAATCCGCTCTGGGCTGGCCAGCCGTATCGAGCCCGGAATAGAACGCCTGATTGCTCCCGTCACCGTACAAGAATACACGGCTGTCCTGCGCTCCGTTGTACAGCTCGGCATAGCGCATCCGCTGCACCTGATATCGATAGTCCTCCTCCACGGTGTACTGCACCTCGATGGTGCTCGTGCCCGCTTCGGGGGCAGAAGAGAACGTTATCGTGCCGCTCACGAGGTTGGCCGTGTAGTCCGCCACGTCCTCGCCGGTCCCGACCTGACGCACATAGTCCACGGATACGAGCCTCGCCTCCGGCAGTTGGAACGTGGCCGCCGTGCCGTCCGGGGAGAACTGTACTCTCCGGCTGGGGCTCAGCTTGTTCACCTGTTCCAGCGACACTCCGCCGCCCGTGGGCACGACACCGACCTGCACCAGGGGGACGTACCCAACGACCTCCGTCATTGCGACACCGTCGAACACGCGGTATCTCTGGCCGTCAAGGATGTACGCCTTCTCGCTGAAGCCGAAAATAAAGACATCCCCGGCGGTAGATACTTCGCCGAGGTCTTCCTTCGCCCATCCTGCGCCGTTGAACAGCTGCCACAGGTGGCCGTCACAAGCGGCCAGCACACATTCCCTGTCGGCTACGATGCCGCTCCACAGCCGCTTCACGGCCCCGACACCGACGGTCTCCTGCGCGGCTGTTCCCTGTCGGCGACGGAGATTGCCGTCACGGGTGATACGCCAGTTCTCCATAACAGCGGCCTCGCCGTATTTCAGTTTCGTATCGCCGTCCGGGTTCTGGTTCAGGCCCAGCCAGCTCTTGATGGAAAATACTCTATCGTTATTCGCTCCGCCGATGGTCGCCATGCGTCACCACCTCCCGAAGCTCACAGGGTCAACGATGCCGTACACATCATCGATGGTGTCCCACACAGCCGGGATATTACGCCCAAAGCGGGCCAACAGCTCCTGATACCGCTGGAGGAAATAGTTCCCCAGCACCGCGTCGTCGTTCTTCGCCAGCTCCGCCGCCAGACCATACGGCAGTACGGTCCCGGCAATGCCGTCGTCAAGGTCTATCTCGTCGTT